AAAAGTTTTAGAAGACAATCACTCCTCTGAAATCAAAAGGCGTGACGAGATTTACGCCAAATATATGGAAACGATGAAAAAGCTCAACAAAGACCACCAAATAGATTTGGAGAACCTCGACAAGCAAAAGAAGAAAAAGATGGATGACATGGTCAAGAAATATAAAGGAACACCAGAAGAGCTAGCTAAAGAGCTAGCAGAAATGTTTGGAGTTGATTATGTTCAGTAAGCTACTAATAGTGTTCCTTAGCTGCCTTATAACCTTCAGTCCTTCTATTGTACTCGCAGGACAGTCATCCCCCGACGATTCACTAAACGTTAATGGTAGAATCATGGTGATTGGACAAGGAGAAAAAACTCCATTCGGCGGTCTCTTATTCGACTTACGAGCATCTGTGAAACTTAAACTTGACAAGGAATTTGCGGCGAAAAGATATGAACTACAGTTAGGTTTACAAGAGAAGTTAGTCACGTCAGAGTTCACCTTAAAACTTGGTCTTTTGCAATCCAAGCATGACTCCTTACAAGACAAGCACACTGCTTTGCTAAAAATAAAGAACGAAGAAATCTTTCGCTTACAAGAATTAATTAAAAAGAGCCCTAATGATTATACACAGTGGTGGTTCGTAGGAGGTATCGTAGCGGGTTGCCTTCTTTCTCTTGGAGTTTACTACTCGGCTGCCAAGGTGAACCAATGAGCAAAAAAGACCCTAACTATGTTGTCAAACTAGAAAAAGCTATTGCTGAAAAATACGGCAAGGAAGCAATACAAAATCCCAAGTCTGGCTGGACACCTGAGAAAGAAAAAGAATATATCGAACAATTAAAGAAAATCCAGCAAAAAAGAAACCAGAAGGAAGAGACAATAGAAAAGGTTGAAACTAATGGCTTTTTCATCAAAAAAAAACTACTTATTAGAGAACAAAAAAGAAACTGTCCTGTTTGCGAAGAATATTCGTTAGAAAAAAGAGATGATGTCTATATGACAAAATTTGATTGTTGTTTTAAGTGCTATGTACAATATGTAGAAGATAGAGAGGAACGTTGGGAAACAGGATGGCGTCCAAACACAGGAGATAAAGATAATGGCTAATAAAGAAGACTTAGAAGTGATGAGAGCGATTGGGCAAGCAGCAGCCAACGCATACGATGGTGCCTTAGACGACGGGGGAAAGCCTGTTGTAATAGGCTTAGACCGCGACAAAGGAAACTCTATTATCGATAGTAGAATTGCCGATGGCTTTAAAGTAAAGATGGTGGGTAAAAATCTTCTTATTTCCTACCAGTCAGATGTTTTTTTAAAAGATGTACACGCCAATAATTTCGAAGGCGAGCTAGAAAGAAAGATGTCTGCGATTGTCACTTATCTCAAAAAAGAATTTAAAAAATCGACAAAGAAGGCGCTTCGTCTTAAAGACCTTGGAGACGTAAGCGCCCTCGTACAACAAACTTCCCGCGTCCGCGTCTTCGTGGTCGCCACCAAGACTTATGAAATCGGCAACTATACCACTGTTGACGCTGTGGAGGGAGATACGAGTATCAAGGATCTAAACAATCGTCTAGAAGAAGGTTTCCAAGATTTCCTCGCCGAAGGTGCATGGAAAGCTTAATAGACAATATAGCTAAAAACAATGTCCTATAAGCCAACCAAAAAAGAAATATTATCTGAGATTGTCAAGGCGGGGAAAGACCCGTCTTATTTTATTAACAACTACGCTAAGATCGCTCATCCGATGCACGGGTTGATTCCGTTTAAATTGTATAGCTTTCAAGAACAGTTGCTAAAAGATTTTAATGACCACCGTTTCAATGTCATCTTGAAAGCAAGGCAGTTGGGCATTTCTACTATTTCCGCTGCTTACATCGCATGGATGATGATGTTCCACCGTGATAAGAACATCCTCGTCATCGCCACGAAGTTCAGCACAGCAGCGAACCTTGTAAAGAAAGTTAAATCTATTATCAAATATTTGCCTCCTTGGATGAGAATATCTAATATCTCTATTGATAACAGAACTTCTTTTGAGCTTTCCAACGGCTCTCAGATTAAAGCCTCATCGACAAGCTCCGACGCCGGTCGTTCCGAGGCTTTGTCCTTATTGGTGGTAGATGAGGCTGCACATGTAGAGGGCTTAGACGACTTGTGGACCGGCTTGTATTCCACGCTATCAACAGGTGGTCGATGCATCGCTCTCTCCACGCCCAACGGCTGCGGTAACTGGTTCCATCAAGCTTATGTTAATTCTATCGCGGAGAACAACGACTTTTTCCCTACAAAACTGATGTGGGATGTTCACCCTGACCGAGACCAAGAGTGGTTTGAAAAAGAAACCCGGAATATGTCCAAGAGGCAAATCGCTCAGGAACTAGAATGTAATTTTAATATGTCCGGCGAGACGGTATTCCACCCAGACGATTTAGTTTATATAGCTAACAGCGTCAAGGCTCCTAAATACAAGACTGCTTTTGACAGGAATTTTTGGATTTGGGAAGAGCACCAACCCGATTCAACTTACCTTATCTCAGCAGATGTCGCACGCGGTGATGGCAAAGACTACTCCACCTTTCATGTAATCAAAATAGAAACAAATGAAATCGTCGGTGAATACCAAGGGAAGTTAACACCGGATATTTTTTCTGGTATACTCTATGATGCCGGTAAAGAATATGGCGATTGTATGATTGTTGTAGAAAATCTTGCCGCCGGGCATACTGTTTTGGACAAACTGATAGAAAGAGAATATCCCAACGTGTATCACTCTTATAAATCTTCTCATGAATATGTAGACCAAGTAACTGCGGAGTATTCTAATAACGCAATAGCCGGCTTCACAACCTCTAGCAAAACTCGCCCTTTAATAATCGCGAAAATGGAAGAATTCATTAGAAATAAACTACTTACGATATATTCGACAAGGTTACTTGAGGAGATGAAAACATTCATTTGGCACAGCGGACGACCGCAGGCGATGAGAAAGTACAATGATGATTTAGTTATGGCATGCGCGATTAGTTGCTGGGTAAGAGATACCGCATTTGAAACGAACAAGCGAGATCTAGAATACAAAAAAGCATTCTTGAACTCTATGATTACCACAAAAAAAGAAATTAACACTACAATCCCCGGAATGCACGGGTATAAATCTGTGAAAACACAGAACATAGCGAAACAATATAAAGATTACGACTGGCTCTTAAAAGGTTAAAAAATGGTTAATAAGAAAAATACTAAAAATCCTGAAAGCAACTTGTTTAGACAGCTAACAAGATTATTTTCTGGTCCTGTTACCGATTACCGCCGACAAAACCCGAGGAAACTCAAGAGAAGACAATTAGATAAGTTCCAATTCCAGTCAGCAGGCGGACTAGAATTCAAAAAGAGTGCCTACGACCCTTATAAAAATCTAAGTGCCAACTTCTTCAGCAATCAGAGTAGAATGGAAAGGTATCTTGATTTTGATCAAATGGAGTATTCACCAGAGCTTCACTCTGCACTCGATATTTATGCAGACGAAATGACGACTTCTAATGAATTTAGAAAGCTGTTAACCATCAACTGCCCTAATGAAGAAATCCGCTTTACTTTAGAAAATCTTTATCACAATGTCCTCAACATAGACTTTAATCTTTTCGGATGGTGCCGAACAATGTGCAAGTACGGAGATTATTTTCTTTATCTTGATTTAGACGATGATACAGGTGTTAAAAATGTTATTGGTTTACCATCAAAAGAGATTGAGCGGTTAGAAGGCGAAGACCCCACCAACCCTAACTACGTTCAATTCCAATGGAATTCAGGTGGACTTACATTCGAAAACTGGCAGATGGCTCATTTCCGTATTTTAGGAAACGATAAGCACGCTCCTTATGGAACATCAGTCCTAGACCCCGCAAGACGTATTTGGAGGCAGCTCACTTTGCTTGAGGACGCCATGATGGCTTATCGCATTGTTAGAGCACCCGACCGTCGGGTTTTTTATATCGATACAGGTAACATCGCTCCTGAAGACGTTGAACAGTACATGCAGAAAGTGATGACGCA